CCCGGCGTGAAAGGCGACTACGCCCTCATCAACGTGCGGACGCGACAGCCTGAGTTACAGCAGTTCATCGAGCAGTTCAGCGCCGAAGATCCCGCTACGCAGCCGAAGGACGTGCCCGACAGCGAGAAGATCGGCGCAGGGCTGCACCGCATTGACGAGAGCCAGATTTCAAGCCCCGAACGGGTGTGGGGCACTAAGTAACCGCGAGTCTTATGACAGTCCTAGAACGCACTTGGAAGGCATACACGCGAGACGCAGGCGACGACGTTGTGTGGAGCAACTGGTTCTATCCCTTGGCCGCGATAGGCGCACAGAGCCTCACAGCCGCCGTCACAGTAGCCCTCACGGGCACGGCCCTCGCCCTCGGGAGCGGAGCCTACCACGCGGCGTACTCCGACTACACGCAGAAGCTCGACACGACGGCCATGATGGGCTACCTCGCGTCCGTCACCGGGTGCCTCGTGGCGGGATGGGTCGGCCCTGCGCTTGCCGCCGTGGCGTATCCGTTCTACTGGCTTGTGGAAACCGACTCACAGATCCACGTCCCCGTGTGGGCAGCCTTCGCGCTTTCCGTCGTCGCGGTGAAGGCGGGATGGTGGGCGGTCCTGCCTGCGGTGCTTTTCGCGGGTGCGGGCGCCCTGCAACTGCGGGCAAAGACGGACTCGTGGCTGCACTCGCTGTGGCACGTCGCAGGCGCGGCGGCTGCGGGGACGGCGTTGTACCTGGTGTAGGCGGCTTTTGCTGGACGATGGGGGCATGATCTGTAATATTCTTCAACCTGATGGCTCGTCTCAGAGACACAGAACGACGCGAAATCGTCCAACGACTCGCTTGCTTTGAATCGCCCTCGGAAGTCGTGGAATACGTCTCAGAGGCGTTTGACAAGGATGTGACCGTTCGGCAGGTCTGCCACTACGACCCGACGCGGAGTGAGGAAACAGCCGAAAAATGGAAGCGGCTGTTTGAAGAGACGCGAGAGTCGTTCCTGTCGGACTTAGACACCATTCCTCTCAGTCACCGAGCGGTCCGCCTGCGGGAACTTACAGACCTCTATGAGAGGGCAAAAGAGCAAGAAGAGATAGAAAAAGCGGCCCGGATGTTGAAGCAGGCTGCTAAAGAGTCAGGCGGTAAATTTACGAACCTTGAACGCCGCCAGCATAGCGGCTCGCTCAACTTGTCGCGGGACGTGGATCTGACTTCGCTAACGGACGAACAGATCGAGCGGCTTGCGGAGGGGGCGCCGCCGGATGAGGTGCTATGAACAAGCTGCAACTTGAGGCAGAGCAGGAGCGCCGGAAGCGTCGGCGGGCGACCCTCGGCACGCTTGCCCGCGACCGCGACTTCATCGGGTGGGTCGAAGAGGCGTTCGGCGTGCGCCTCTCGGCCGGCATCCGGAAGATGTTTGAGTCCGTCGCGGAGCACCGCGTAACGATTGTGCTGTCCGCGAACTCGACGGGCAAGACGCACGGCGCCGCCCGCCTCGCGTTAGCGTTCTGGAAGGTGTACGCCGCTCGGCGTGATGCGGAGCACGTCGAGGTCTACACGGCCGCCGCCCCGCCCCGGAAGAACTTAGAGGACGGGCTGTGGGCGGAGATCAACACGGCCGTCGAGGACGAGGCCCCCGATCTCTTCGCCGGCGCCGACCAGAAACGGATGCACGTCGAGGGCGCCCCGAAGGAGTACGTCACCGGCGTTACGATCCCGAAGACGGGGACCGAGAAGGAACAGGAGGCCCGGTTCTCCGGGAAGCACGCCGACGCGATGCTCTTTATTCTCGACGAGGCGGACGCGATCCCGCGCCCCGTCTACAACGGCATCGAGTCCTGTATGTCCGGCGGCGCGGAGGCCCGCCTGCTTTGCCTGCTAAACCCGCGAGAGAAGCGCGGGCCGATCTACCAGCGCGTGCGGAACGGCGCGGGCAATATCGTTCGCCTCTCTGCCTTGGGCCACGAGAACGTCGTCGAAGGGGAGCCGGTCGTCCCCGGCGCCGTCACTCGCGAGACGGTCGTGCGCCGTATTGCGGAGTGGAGTCGGCTGATTGCCGAGGGGGAGGACACGACCGGAAAGACGACATTCGACGTGCCCGAGTACCTCGTCGGCTGCGTAGCCGAGCGGGACGACGGGACGGAGACGGCGCCCCTGCCGGCCGGAACGCGGGTCGTCACGGACAACCGCCTCTGCCACATGGTCCTCGGGGTGTACCCGCCGGCCGGGTCCGACCAGCTTATTAGCGAGGAGGTCGTCACGCGGGCGCAGCAACGGTGGCGCCGGTACGCGGAAGCGCACGGGGAGGCGCCGACCGGCGGCGTTCTCGGCTACGACGTGGCCTCGGAGGGGCAGGACACGAACGCCGTCACGCACCGGGTCGGGGACTTCGTGCGCCGGTTCGGGCCGGAGCAGACGTGGGGCGGCGTCGACTCGGCGGCCGGCGCCGCGAAGGTCAACGACCTCCTGCCCCGCTTGGGCCCCGGCCACGCCTTTGTCGACGGCACGGGCGTCGGGGACGGCGTGCCCCGGCAACTAGCCTGCGATGCGACGAGCGTGATGTTCGGCGCGAGCGCCCCGGAGTCCGGCACCGGCCGTGTCGACGCGAATTGCTACCGGATGCGCGATTACCTCTACTGGTCCGTCCGGGAGTGGCTCCTCGGCGGAGACGCGATGCTCCCGCCGGACGAGGCCCTCGCGGAGGAGCTTACGGCCCTGACCTACGAGCGGGACGACAAGAAGGGCATCCGGGTCATGGGCAAGGACGCGATCCGAAAGGCTCTCGGGCGGAGCCCGGACAAGCTCGACAGCCTCAGCCTAACGTTCGCCCCGCGCAACGCCGCGACGAAGGGCATTGAGTGGGACAGCATGGGCGAAGGCGAGATTCGACTCTAATCGAACCAACAGGCGTACCTGCTATGCTAAAGGCACTCGGGCACTCGCTCCGCCAGGGATGGCGAGCCGCGAGAGCGACATACAAAAGCGTCAGCTTCTCCTCAACGTCGAGCGGCGGCTACTTCGATACCTTCCGGGCGAACTTCGCCCACGAGGGCTATCGGTCGATGGCAAAGCTCGCGGTCCGCAACCCGATTGCGCGGCGGGCTATCGACTACATCTCGACGAACATGGCTTCGATTGCGGAGAACCTCCGCGTCGGCATCGATGAAGACGGGGAGCGGGTCGACATTACCGGCGACCACCCGTGGGCGGAGCTTCAACGCGACCCGCACCCGCAGTACAACTTTCGGTGGTTCCTAGAGGGGATGGTGTGGCAATGGATGCTCGCCGGCGAGTGGTGGCTCTGGCCCTACGTCCGAGAGCAGGGACCGGGCGCCGGCGTGCCGGCGCGGCTCCACCTCTTCCGGGAACGGGACTTCAACGGCTTCGAGACGGACGACCGGACGGGCATGGTCGAGGGGTACGACCTCGACCTCCCGAGCGGGGAGAACCGCGAGTTTCCGGCCGAGGAGGTCGTTCACGCCTTCAACTACAACCCGCTCGACTCCTACGGCACGCACGCCGGGGAGCGCGGGCTCCCGGTCCTCTACGCCGCGATCCGCGAGATCCAGACGCAGCAGGCGTCGAGCCAATGGAACTACTCGATTGCCAAGTCCGGCGGCCGCCCGCCCGTCTACATGATGCCGAAGGGCCTCGATGCCGGCCAGCAGATTTCGCCGGAGCAGCAGGAGCGGGCGCAGGAGTCGATTGACGAGCAATGGCGGGAAGTCTCCGAGGACTCGAAGCCCTACGTCACGTCCGGCCTGTTCGAGATTATCGAGGCGGCGATCAGCCCCGAAGACGCCTCGATCTCGGAGATGGACCAGCGGATGCAGGAGAAGGTCGCCATCGGCCTCGGGATTCCGCCCATCGTGCTCGGAAGCATGGAGGGGGCGACGTTTAGCAACCTCGAATGGGCGCAGTACATCGCCCACACGCAGCGCATTTTGCCGATGCTCGACCGCTTCCTCGCGGAGCTAAACCAGGGCGTCATGCCGATGTACGCCGCCGCAAACGACCGCTTCGAAGACGCCTACCTCTACTACGACCGGCGCCAGATCGACGCCCTCGACGTGCAGACGCAGGCAAAGGCCGACCGGGACGCGACCCTCGTGCAGGCCGGCATCGCGAGCCGAGACGAGGTGCGGCCGGAGCACGGGCTCGAACCGGAGGGCGGCGTCTCCGGGGCGCAGACAATCTCCGGGCAGGTCATTACCCTCGACTCCCTCGCGGCGCCCTCCCTCGACGAGGAGACGCAGCAGGCCGTGCAGGCCCTCCGGGGCCTCTCCGAGGAGGAGTTCGAGGACCGGATCGCGTCGGTCCTTGCCGGGGACGGCGCCGGCGGCGGCGAGCCGGCGCTTTCGTTGTAGCCTACACAACCGCAGCCGCACATGACTTACGAGGTACACAAACTAATTCACGAGGCGGCCGACGCCTGCCGCGCTTCCGATAGCGACACACATACCTACGTCGCGGAGGAGGTGCTCGGCATGGCTCGCAACACGCACCGCGAGTGGCGCCGCGAGGACCTCCGGAAGCGGGGCGACTACCTAGAACAGAGCGAAGACGAGGCCCGAGCGGCGGCGCTCCGGGCGTTCCTCGGGCGCGAGGCCGAAGGCGAGGGGGAGCCCTACGGCGGCCCGTCCGATGCGGAGACAGGCGAAGAGGACCCGCTCGCGGCCGTCGAGGACCTTCTTGCCGGCGTCGAGCGCGGGGAGGAGCCGGACCCGAAGGAGTTGACCGACCGGGAGCGGTACATTGCCACGAAGCTCCAGAAGGGCACGACCATCGAGGGGCTTGTCGACGACCTCGGGACCCGCCGCTCCGTCGTAGGGCAGCACCTAGAGGACCTGAAGCGGCAGGGGTGGAAGGTCTACGTCGACGCCTCCGCTGATATGGTCGCCATCGAGGGCGATCACGTCCTCCGGTCGAGCGAGCACAAAGGCACACGGACCCGGAAGGCCAACCGGTGGTGGGAGTCCCGGCACAACGAACTTGTCCGTCGTTTCCGGGGCCTAGAGACGCCGGACGCCGACCTCGCGTGGTCGGACGGCGGGGAGGATTGGGTCACGCACCAGACCGACCTACACGCCGGCGACAAGGTACGGACGGACGACGGGCGCGTGGTCTACGAGACGGCGATGATTCCGGACGTGATCGACTACATCACCGACCAGTCCCTCCGCCTCGCCCGGAAGCACGGAAGCGACTACGATACCGCGCACCTGCTTTGGGGCGGCGACTTCGTGACCGGCGAAGCGATCTATTCCGGCCAGTTCGAGGACCTCGATGCGTGGCTCGACGCGCAAGTTGAGACGCTCGCCACGCCGCTTGTGCGGCAGGTCAAGACCTTCGCCCGGTCGCCCCTCTTCGACACGGTGCAGGTCGTCGCGAAGTCCGGCAACCACGGGGAGAACCGCGCCTCCGGGACGAGCCGGCAGGCGAACGCGGACCTGATCCTCTATAAGCTCCTCCGGATTGTCGTCGCGCAGCTTCGGGAGCACGCCGGGATGCTCGACAACGTAAACTGGCGGATCGGGCAGGTACAGCCCTACCGCAACTTTCAGATGCGCGGCGGGCGCGTCAAAGGGCACCTCCGGCACGGGCAGCACCGCCGGCCGCAGGCGGAAACCTCCGCCCGGAAGAAGGAGTGGCTCGCGACGGCGTGGGACCACGACCCCGACGTGATCTATGCCGGCCACTACCACGTCGGCGGCCGGGTCCCGTGGGAAGGGCCGCCGATTCTTTTCTCCGGCTCCCCGAAACCGCCGGCCTCTTTCGTCGAGAAGATCGGGGAGAAGGGCGTCCCGACGCCGCACCGAGAGGTCGCGACTGCACACGGCATGAGCGACGACGGCCTTACGAGCGTCTTTCCGATTGACACCCGTTACTTCGACGGGTACGAGCTATGATCGACGGCCGCCCTGACTTAGAAACGGCGTGGCAACAGGGGCTCAAGTGGGCTGCTAGAGACAAACGCGCAGATGCTTACTACGCCGAAGCTGTAAGGAACGCCTGTTTCGCTGCGAAACGCAGCTACCTTCTCCGCGCCCGCAGGATAGCGTTCGCGAAGGGCGCCGGCTTCTACATCCGACACCGCAACTAACACCGATCCTCTCGTGCCGCACGACTGCCTCTCCGGCCGCGATAGCCTGACCGACCTCCCCGGCGGGAGCCTACCCCCAGTCCGGGCTCGGGGCGCAGAGACGGCCGATAAGCGAGCCCTCGGCTACATTGGGACGCTCTGGCGGGCGGGTAAACTACCGGGGCAAGGCGGAGGCGGAACGAAGGCGGACCGCCGGCCGGGGCTGGTCCCCGGCCACGACCTCCCGGAGGAGCTTCTCCGTACGGACTGGCTCCTCGTCGAGCGCGTCAAGAGCCGGAGCGAGGAGCCGCTCCGCCGGTCCCTCGCGAGCGTCTACGAGGCGCAGACCGAGTACCTCCTCCGCCGGCTCCGAGAGAAGCAGCGCCGGGGTACGGCAACGACGATGATCCGTCGGGCCCAAGAGGCGATCCGCGTCAAGCGGGCGCGGAAGGAGGACCCGGCCCCGGCCGTCCGGAAGCTCGTCGTCGAGCAACTGATCTCGTGGAACGAGTGGGCGGACCTCGCCATCGAGGGCGGGGAGGCGCCGGACGGAACGGACCTCGACGGCGCAAAGGACGACCTCGCCCGCATCCTCGAAGAGGGCTTCGAGACGGGCGCCGGCCGCATCGGCGTATCCGGCATCGACTTCTCTTCGGGCCAGCCCTCCGTCCGGACCTCCCTCGAAGACATTCTCCGGCAGACGAAGAACGTGCAGCGAACGTGGGCGGACGAGATGGCCCGCCGCGTGCAGGAGCGCCTATCGGCCGGCGACGACTTCGAAGAGATCATAGACGCGACCCGCGACCTCGGGGAGGAGCACGCGAGCGGCTACCGCCTCGACCGGATCGTGCGGACCGCCGGGAACGCTGGCTTCGAGCGCGGACAACTCGAATCGTTCCGGAAGGCCGGCATCAAGCGCCGAGCGTGGCTGACCGAACGGGACCCTCGCGTACGGGGCAAGCCGGGAGACTCGTGGGACCACCGCTCGGCGGACGGGCAGACGCAGCCGGTCGAGTCTGCGTTCTTTATCGAGAACAACCGGGGCGCCGGCGAGAGCCTCCCGTATCCGGGGGCGCCGTCCGGGAGCCCCGGCAACACGATCAACTGCCGGTGCAGCCAGCGCCCGAAGGCGGACTGACGCATCCTCTACCTGAACCGCAACACCGACCGATGGCCGACACGAACGCGACCTGCCCTGACGAGCGCCTACCGGAGCCGACGCAGGAGCAAATCGGGCTCGCCCTAGAGATTGCCCGCCGCGCCCTCGACGGGGAGCGCATCGAACTCTACGGCGTCGAGGATGAGGGCAGCGACAACGGCCGCCGCCTCCGCAGCCGGCCCGTCAACCGAGGGCCCATCGAGGAGGCGTAGCAAAAGAGATGAAACAACCCCTCCACAAGTGCGTGCTAACAAATACCTTACTCGGGCGCCCGGAACCGCCCTTACAATCGCTGATTGTTGTATATGCCCTGCCCTCACTCCGCAGTGGGCTTCAGCGAGCCCGTTCCGGCTGCGTAGTGGCGGCGGGGCACTTCTGTTTGTCCCTTACATGCCGTACTATCGAACCGCTAAATTCAAGGCTCACGATCCTTCGGGCCATAAGCTCCGGTGCTTGAAGTCGGCAGTACGGGCTTATTCAGAGGATTACTGTGAGATCATGAACACGCTCCGCCCACACGAGGCGGCGCTTGCGGAGGACACAACAAAAAGCGCCTTGCGCGAAAAGGTGCGTGGTGCAATCGACACAACCGTTTCTGGTGCGCTTCGGGAGGGGTTGATTGATGATGCGGTAACCAACTTGATGAGCTACTTCGAGTTGGACGGTGCATCATTCCCTGGCCCCTCGCCGCAAACGGGAAAGCCTGTGGATGAACTTCTGGACAGGCTCACTACTGGCACCCCCTCGCTCGAAACCGAGAACCAGATTAAGTGGGGGCTTCGCCGCGAACCAGAAGAATATACGCGGCCAATCTCATTTTGTCGCTTCCGTAACGCACCGATTTTGCGAAGCGACAATGGCGAGAGGCTGTGGATCGCGGCTCAAATCCGTAACGGTGGGAAGAAGTCCTATATTCCTGCTGGGGCAATTCGAGAGATGACAGGTCTGCCGGACGTGGGATACACTAAGAGATACATCTTATTTCCCATTGAGTGTGGCCGGTGGCACATGCACCGCTTTTTTCGGGAGGGTACCCCAAAGAGTTGCAAGGTGCAGGTCAAAGGGAACGATGTATTCTTTCACTATGCCTTTGAGTTTGACGCGCAGCATGAGGAGCCCGAAGCCGTTGTTGGCGTAGATCGGGGGCGGGCAATCACTGGCGCATGGGCAACGGTTGGGATGAACGGGCAACGGATACAGGCCGGCGCGTCGATGCAGCAAGACGTACGTGATCGCCTGAAGGGTATTGACGACAAGATAGCGCATGCACAAACCCGTGGCGCGGACGAGTCAGAGCTTTGGGAGCGCCGCAGGCGGTTTGTAAAGCACACGCTTCACCACATTGCAAACCGGATCGTAAACGAGGCAGAGCGCCACAACGCCTTAATTGCCTTCGAGGACCTTGAAAACATCAAGGGGGCAACGGGAAGCAGCAACTTAGATCGCGGTCTCAAGCGAAGCCAGTACGGGCGCCTCTACGACTATGTAGAATACAAGGCAGAGGAGCGCGGGCTCCGACTAGTCGAGGTTGCGCCCCAGTACACCTCGCAAACATGCCCGTGCGGGGTCACAGACCCCGATTCGCGGCTTTCGAGGGACACGTTTCAGTGCATGGCGTGTGGGTACGAAGAACATGCCGATCTCAATGCGGCCCACATGATTGGGCTGCGTGGTCTTGAATACATTACAGGGGGCGGCCACGAGAGCTTCGGTCACTTTGTAAGCCAACTTGACCTGCGATGACGGACGTAGACTTGTTTACCGCGTCTAACAGCGGGAAGCCTCGCACACAGCTTCTAAACCTGAACGAGAAGATTCGGAACCTTGGCACACACATACGAGATCATCCCAATGACTGGCGTGCGTTTCGTGCATTAGAGCGGGCGCTAAAACGACGACGAAACGTGTTTAACTACGTTGAGCGGCGAGAGTAGCCGCAAAAGAGGCCGTCTTTCACCGCAATCCCTGCTTGAGGTGGAACCCTGCAACGGTGCTGAGGGGTGCGCTTTCTTTCACCGGCCTCGCTCGCGGACGGCGGGCCTGGACGATCCGAAGGTCTGGACGGGTCAGTGTCGGAGCTGGCCGCACCGAGAGGTGCTAGGCCCGACGCGGGCAAAACCCCAAGCAAGGCGTTTTAAAGACTCATCGAGCGATCACGCCTTGAAGATGGTATTATCAGCCTTCAATGATGCAAATACCCCTAACGGGTGACGACGATATGGGCCGATTCAGTGTGCATTTCGACGCGTCCTAGAAGAGTGAGGCGCAAAATCGCCGTTCCTTGCTCTCTGATAGGTTGGGGCTTCCCCTTTGCGGGTATTAAAAGAAGAAGGACTTGGCGACCGAGATGCAGTCCGTTGAGGCTTCCCCTTTGGGGTGCTGAAAGGTACTACCCGAGCCATGCCGAGCCGGACGTAGGCAAGTTGAATCGTACCCTTTGGGGTGCTGAAAGGTGGGAAGCCGCCACCGAGGGGACCCTCTACGGTCGAACTATACCCTTTGGGGTGCTGAAAGGGGCGTGCTTCAGGAATGGCTGTCCGACATGGACGCGTCGAACTATGCCCTTCGGGGTGCTGAAAGTCTCTAGGGCGTGCTGAGAAACCCGCACGTCGCCTGGTCGAACTATACCCTTTGGGGTGCTGAAAGATCCATGAATGAGCAGACAGACGCCCCTGAGTCCACCGTCGAACTATACCCTTTGGGGTGCTGAAAGTTGTGCAAACTCCTCTCGCGGATTGACGACGAGGCGGAGTAGAAGTTGAAACCTCCACGTCGCGGCCCCGTGCATAGTAACTGACTACATTTTTAGGCGACCGCACTCATTCGCTAGAGGGCGGCCCTGACTGCATCGGTATCGGTGCAGCCGGGGCCGCCCTTTCTTATTTGCTCCGCCTATGGCTCGACAGACGGCCCGTAGCGCCGACCAGATCCAGTACGAGGGCACCACGGAAGAGGCGTGGACCCCGCCTGATCTGTCCGACTACGCCGACGCGATGGGCGCGGAGGACGTATCGACAACCGGGGACCTTGCGCCGGCCGCGAAGCGCCGGATCGCCGCAATGACGCTGATGGGCGAGGCGCGAGCTTCCCGCTTCGACGAGCTTCAGTCCTATCCGGTGACGGAGGCAGACGGCCGCCTGAACCGAAACGCCCTCGACGCGGCCCGCCGGCTTAGAGGGCAGTCCTCCGACCCGGCCGGGATCGAGCGGGTCACGCGCCGGCTTCTCAACGAGGAGTTTGACGCCGGCATCGAGAAGCCGTCGAAGGCGGCGAAGGATCGGACCGACGAGGAGTGGGCCGAGCGGATACAGGCGGGGGAGGAGCAGACCAACTTCCCGCAGGACGGCGGCGACGACGAGCCGGTGATGCAGAACAGCGAGTACGACCAGCCGGACGGGGAGTTCGTCGACGTGCTAAAGGAGGAGCACCCGGAGATTTGGGATGCCGGCGGGAATCAGCGCGGGAACGACGCCTACGAAATGTGGCGCCGCTACCGGGACGGGGAGCGGTCCGATGCGGTGAAGGGGTGGATGTACGTCCGGGAGGATTGGGCGGCCCGCCACTCCGAGGACGGGAGCCAGTTCAACAACGACGACGGGCCGGAGCCATCCCCGAGCAACGTCGGCGGCGTCGTCGCGCAGATGAAGTGGGGCGTCGTGCCGGAGGGGCGCGGGACGCTGACCGCGCAGCAGCAGAAGGACGTGATCCTGGCCGCGATCAAGACCATCGAAGAACGGGAGGAGGAAGACAGCGAAAAGTCACTTGTCGACGCACTCGAAACGCTCCGGCGTCTCATGCACGGCCGCAAAGACGAAGAGATCAGCAACCAAGTCGAAGAGGCGCTCCGGGAGAAGGCGGAGGAGCACAACGAGGAGCACGCCGATGGGCAGGACGACGCGCACCGGGTCACGTACGGGATGCTCGCGGACGTATTCCGGCGCGGCGTCGGCGCCTACAACACGAACCCGGAGTCCGTCCGGCCGAACGTAGATTCCCCGGAGCAGTGGGCGTACGCTCGCGTCAACTCGTTCCTCTACGCCGTCCGCAACGAGAACTTTCAGGGCGGGGAGCACGACCGGGACCTCATGCCGGAGAACCACCCGCTCTACTCGGAATCGGAATCTGACTCGGACAAGCGCGCAGCCATCAAGATGGACACGCCGGAGCAGGAGCCGTTCGTCGTCATGGGCACCGATCCGGAGATCGGGGAGGCCGGCGCCTACTACCCCGTCTACACCGAGCCGGCGAAGGCGATGATCGCCTCCTATACTGGCGAGATCCACGAGCACGAGTTCGAGGGCGTCGACCGAACCCTCTACATGCAGTCCGACGACCGGCAGGTACACGGCGGGGACCCGGAGGAGGTGCCGGAGGGGATGCCTATGGTCGATATGATGGAGGACGGCATGGCGATGGAGTACGAGGAGGAAGAGGAGGGCGGAATAGCGATAGACGAGGAAGAGGAAGACGGGATGGCCGGCGACGACGGAATGGCGATGGACGAGGAGGGCGAGGAAGAGATGTACGGCGGGAAGGTCGGCGCGAACCGGTACGGCGGCCCGCGCAAGGATACGCTCGTCACGCGGGGGCAGGGCCTCAAAATGCTTTCGGATGTGAAGGCGGACGGCACCGTTGAGGTCGGCGGGTACGGCATCCTGTTCACCGGCCCGGACGACCCGGACCTCGACGGGCAGTTCTTCACGGCGGAAAGCGACTTCTGGCTTGCCGGCCGGAAGGACGCGGCGGCGTGGGCGATTTACGGGCACGGCATGGACGAGGTGATGGGCGTAAAGCGCCTGTCCCCGACCCCGTGGAAGGCCGAGGTCGACGAGGCCGGCGTGTGGATGGAGGGGCAGCTTGAAATCGCAGACAAGTACGACGAAATGCTCGTCGAGAAGGGCATTAAGCCGGGGAAGATGGGCCTTTCGACCGGCGTGCCGCCGCACCTCGTCCGGACCGAGCAGAAGGGCGGAGCGGAGCACATCAAGACGTGGCCGTTCGCGGAGGTGTCGATCACCCCACAGCCAGCGGAGCCCGCGACACGCGAGCCGCTCGGCGTGCAGAAGGGCGGCGCGGTCACGCCCCTAAAGGGCCTCTCGATCCCTTCGTTTAAGTCCGTGGTCGGCGCGTCGGCGCCGGCCGGGAAGGCCCTCTCGACCGATCAGAAGATCGACAAGATCCATCAGGCGTGGCTCGACGAATACGACACACGGGAGACGCACGCCCACGTCGCCGCCGTCTACTTAGGCGAGGGGCACATTATCGGCTGTATCGGGGAGACGGATTACCGGGTCCCAATGACCCTCGACGGCGGGGAGGTCGAGTTTGCGAACCGGGCCGAGTGGGTCGAGGTCATGCGCGAGACGGAATGGCAGCCGGTCGAAGACGGGATGGCAAGCCTCGATGAGCTTGCGAAGACAGCCACGGAGGAACTCGACGATCTCTTAGATTAGCCTTTGCGCCGCGACGGCGCCGCCCTGCGGGGCGTACCCGCTTCCCTCATTCTTTCGCATAAGCGAATTGACTACGATGTTTACGATTGTCTCTGTGTCACTCTTTGCCCTGTGCGCGGCCGTCGCGGCGCTCGCCGGAGACGGCGGCCTCCTTCTCCTGGCGGCGGCGCCGGCTGCCGCGAGCGAGGAGACGCTGAAGGAGCTGAAGCGCAAGATCGAGAAGGTCGTGGACCCGGAGGACGGCCTCGTAAAGAAGGTCCGCGAAATGGAGAAGTATCAGGCGGACATGAAGCAGAAGGTCCAGAACCGGTGTCAGGAGATTGCCGACAAGGTCGACGAGGTAAAGGAGGCCGAAGAGAAGCGGCGCCAGAAGGTCAAGGAGGAGCTACACGAGCGCCTCGACGACCTCGCGATGGCGTCCTCGAACGGCCGGGGCGGGAAGCGCGGCCTCGCGCAGAACGTCAAGTCGGCCCTAAAGGAGAGCCGGATCGGGTCGGAGATCAATTCGAACTCCGGCGCGAACGAGTCGGCGTCGGTCAACTTCGGCATGGGCGTCAAGGATATTGTCGACGCCCCCGGTGATGCGGCCGAAGGCATCACGCCCACGGAGCGGATTCCGGACATCAGCACCGAGCCGCGCCGGACGCCGCAGGTAACGGACCTGCTGCCCGTCGAGCCGGTCGGGACCGGCTCCGTCGACTTCGTGCAGGAGGTCGCCACGCCGAACGACGTAGGCTCGCAGGGGAACCAGGGGGATGCCCTCCCGCAGTCCGAGTACCGGTTCGAGGAGAAGACCGCCTCGATTGAGACGATTGGGCATCACGTCCCAGTCGCCCTTCAGCTTCTCGACGACGTGGAGCGTCTCGAAAGCGTCATTCGGCGCGTCATGGACACCGACCTTCAGAACAAGGTCGACCGGAAGGCGCTCCTCGACGACGGGACGAGCGGGCAGCTCGACGGCCTCGTGCCAAACAGCCGCGCCTACGACCCGAACCTCGAAGCCGAGATCGTGGACTCCGGCGGCAACGCGACCGTGACGGACCTCGACCGGATCATGGTCGGCATCACGCAGCTTACGCGGGACTCCTTCAGCCCGACCGGGATCATCCTCTCGTCCCTGAACTGGTCCGCGATTCAGCTTATCAAGGACAACGAGGGCCGATACATCTTCGTGCAGCCGCAGTCCGAGTCGAGCCCGCGCCTCTTCGGGCTGCCCGTCGCGGACACAAACGTCCTGCCGGAGGGCTCCGCCCACATCGGCGCCTACGAGCAGGCCGCGCAGATCGCGGACCGCGAGGAGTCGGGCGTGCAGGTGTCGACGGAGCACGCGGACAACTTCACGAAGCTGCGGGCGACCCTTCGGGTCTACGTCCGCCTTCAGGTGCTTGTCCGCCGCCCTAACGGGCTGATCTCGATTGACGACGAACTCGACGCCCAGGCCCCGACCGCCGGCTCGTAATCCGGATGGATAGGCTCATAATCGGCGTCGGCACCGGGCGCTGCGGGACGAAATCCCTCACGCGCCTGCTTGCCGGCCAGCCGCAGACCAGCGCCACGCACGAGCGATACGGCCACAGGGTCCGGTGGGGGTGCCCGCCGGCCCTCTGGCCGCTTCGCTTATGGCAGGACACGGGGCGAGCGCCCGCCCCCGTGCAGGCCGAGGTCGCCTTCTATTGGGTCCCGCAGGTCCGGGCCTTCCTCCGATGGGGAGACGCGACCGAGCGGGCCGTCCGGGTCGTCGGGCTCCGACGGAGCCGTGAGGCGACAATCGCCTCCTACCTCCGGTGGAAACAGAACGCCGATCATTGGCGGCGCCGCACCGCCCGAGAGGAGCCGCCGGAGGAGTGGGATCACTGCTACCCGAGCTACGACGAGACGGAGAAGGCGGCCGCCATCGGGCGCTTTTGGGACGACGTGTACGGCCGCCTCGCGGAGATCAGAGACGAGCGGCTTCGCGTCTTCCCGACCGAGGCGCTAAACGACCCGGAGGGCGTCGAGGCGATCCTCCGGCATTGCGGCTACGACCGGGCGCCGAGCGAAGAGGAGGTCGGCATCCAGATTCAGAGCCCCTCGATAGAAGAGGCTCGCAACTCAACGCAATGGTAGACCAGATCGCACACATCATCCCGACGATTGGGCGCCCTGCCGTCTGCCAGCGTCTCGTGGGCTCAATCCGCGAGCGGTGGCCGGAGGCGAACGTCTACGTGTGCGACGACAGCCGCGAGCCACACAGCTACGATGGCGCGACGGACGTGCCGAGCGGGGCCTACGACATTGGCCTCTCCGCGAAGCGAAACCGGCTTGTGCGGGCGACGAGCGAGCCGCTCTTGATGCTGTGGGACGACGACTATATTGCGTACGAGGGGACAACCCTAGAGCCTTTCCTCCGCGTGTTAGAGGAGCGGCCGGACATTGGCATCGTCGGTGCGGAGTGGGCGTTCGGAACGAGCGTTGACCGGTCGCTCTGGTTTACCGGCCGCGCCGTGCCGGACGGGCCGATCCGCCGGCACCGCCCGCCGGAGGGGCCGCCGGAGGTGATCGAGACGGGCGGCGACCCGGTGCGCTACCACGAGGTTGACTTCGTGCCGAACTGGTTCCTCGCCCGCCGGGAGACGCTCCGCGCAACCCCGTGGGACGAGGAGTTAAAGCTGCAAGAGCACGCCGAGTTCTTTACGCGGCTCGCGGCGGCCCGTAATGAGAGCGACCGCGACAAGGCGTGGCGGCGGCGCTACGCGGCGCGGACAAGCGGGGAGGGGAAAGCCCCGGCCGGGGATCGGGTCGCTGTCTACTGCCTCGCTACGTTCGTGAACGAGCGGGAACTAGACCACCTCGACCAAGGCAAGGCGGCCCGAGGCGAGTGGGTCGAGGTCCGCCCGGAGTACGCAGAGGCCCTCGTCGAGAAGGGCCTCGCGGTTACGCTCCCGGAGATGCAGGACACGCGGCCGTTCCCGCCGCCCGACCGGCTCCCTGACGTAGACACGGGCGACGTGCCGCTCGGGGTCGCCCTGACGCCGGACACGACCTGCCTTCACGCCCGCGACCACGAGGCGACCGACGCCTACGAGGAGAAGCGCGGCCGGGATAAGTTCTGGCCGCTTCAACGGCAGAAGCTCGGCACGGTCGACGAGGACCTCGTGCAATGGTCGAGCTACCCGCACGAGGCGCCCGAGCCGCCGGCCGCTACGGACGAGGACTTTCGATTGCCTTCCATAGACTAGCCATAGATTAGACCACCGCCATGCCGACACGAATTAGAGCCACGGCGCCGTTCTCGAACGACCGCTACCTTTCGCACCTCGACGAGAACCGCGTGCGGCGCGGGCAGGAGGTCGAGGTCGAGGACCGCTACGCCGAGCGCGTCGTCGAGAAGGGAATTGCCGAGATCGTCGCCTCTGACGCCGAAACGACGGGAGAATGGGCGCTCGGGGAGCACTACGCGAGCGGATACTACTACGCCCGCTACGACGGAGAACGCGTCGAGGAGGAAGAAGACGGCGAATACATGACGGTCGGCCAGGGCGAGGAGGAGGCTCAGGCGGAGATCGACCGCCGGAACGAAGCGGGCCTCACGCCGGCGGACTGCTAATTGACTCCCCGAATCGACGCCCGACACGATGCAGGGATTCCCCAGGACGGCACTTTGTACGCGCAGGCAGGCCGAACGGGCCGCCCTCGACAGCGAGAAGGGACTCGAAGACGTGTTTGCCGGCGAACTCGCGGGGCAGGGCGTTCAGCTTATCGCGTCCGCCTCCGACCGGGTGCGGCAGTACCTCGGCCGTGACCTGATCGTTCGGGCGGAGCGGGACCTGATCGCCCGCCGCGACTGGCAGGTAGAGGCCCGCGCCCCGGTCGACCATAACTACCGGTACGTGCCGGACGGGCGCCCCGTCCTTGCCCTCCTCGCGCCGTACGACGGCCGGGACGTGCTCGTTGAGGAGAACGAATACCTCTTCGCCCCGACCCGATACGAGGAGCCGGTCGAGTACGTCGCCGGCTACCGGCGGCCGGACCAGGAAGACCTTTCGGCGTTCCCGCAGGCCGTTCAGGACGCCCTCTCGGGCATAGGCGAGATCCCGACCCTGCCCCGAGACGTGCAGCAGGTCACGGCGCAGATCGCCGTGATCCGGGGAAGGCAGGCGCTTCAAGGGCTCGTCGGGCAGTCGAGCGTGCAGCAGGACGCCGGCGAGTTCTCCGCCTCCCTGTCCCTAAGCCAAGCGGACCGGCAGGCCGAGCGCCGGCAGCTTCAAAAGATTCACCACAGGCGCCGCCTCCACTAATGGCAATCGAGCACAACTACGACGATTTTGCCCGCGCCTTCGACGAGAAGCGGGGCGCGATCAAGAGCGAGGTGCTCCGCCCGGTCGCCCGTTTTACGAACGTGCGGTTCGGCGCCCTCGCGACGGACAAGTACATGCGGGAGGGCGGGGCGACCTTTACGGAGGGCTCGACGCTCGGCCCGAACCGGCAGACCGGCACGGGCACGCTCCGGCGGGACAAGGGCACGCTGACGCAGGCGGTCAACTCCTCCTTCAAGGACGGGAAGCGGCGCGGACAGATCGACGTAGCGATTACGGCAAACGGGCTGACCTGGACGAAGGTGATCGGGGTAGGCGACGACCTGAATTATGCGGCGATCCACGAGTTCGGGGGCACGATTGAGGTGCCCGTGACCGAGAAGATGCGCGGCTTTTTTTGGGCGAAATACTACGAAGCCGGCGGCGGGAGCGAGGACTTCGAGACGGCGCAGGGCGCGACGACGGCCTCGCATTGGAAGGGCCTCGCCCTCGGGGCGCAAAAGCACTCGTCCTTTACGATTGAAATGCCGGCGCGGCCCTACGCCCGCCCCGCGATGGCGGACGCCGAGCCGGAGATTCAGCAGAAGACTAGCGATCTGTTTTTCGACCTAATGAACAGCCTATGAGCAGCGAGGAGCTTGTCGGCGCCATTCCGAAGCGGGAGGCTCTCGCGAGCGTCTTGTCGGAGCACGCGGCCGATGCGTTCGGGGAGGACCTTGCGGTAATCCAGACGCCGCTCCGCGTGCAACTGAACCTCCGGAGCCGCCGGGACCGCCAGGAGATCCTTACGAACCGAAGCGGCGAGGTCCGGCTCCTCGAAGTCTACTACTTCGGCCCGGAGGACGCGGACACGGTAGCGGAGGCAACCGGAACGGGCAGCCTGACCGTCGAGGGGAACCGGCAGTTCGGGCAGGCGGACCGGTTCCGCGTGATCTTGCACTACGGCTTCGGGGAGGGCGATACGTACGACGACTTCTACGGGCTCTTGCAGCAGCAGCGCCCGGAGCGCGGGCTCTACCGGCTCCTCGCGGAAGTGCCGGCTATCGAGACAGATGAGGGCCGCCTCGTCTACGTCTCGACGCCGCAGACGCCGAGCGTGCCGCCGGTCCCGCGCCCGCTCGAAGACGGCGGGCAGGAGCGGGCCCACTACGCCGAGTTCGAGGTCATTATGACCGACCACCCCTAATCTCTTTCTCACGACCTACGCAGTCCGATGGCAAACGTTAAGGACCTTCAGAAGAAGATCGAATACACGACCGACAGCCCGTTCTCCGGGACCCCGACCTACACCGAGATCCCGGCCGTCCGCCTCGACGGCGAAAGCGACCGGCCGGCCGATGAGGTGCAGGACGCCGAACTCCTCGATGGGCGGGTCGGCTCCGGCGGGCACATGCTCGACTTTCAGTACGTGATCCGGCGGGATACCGAGGACCCGGACGGCGTGCTCGACGGCCTCGAAACGGCCGAGGGCGATACCTCCGTCTGGTTCCGCGAGACGGACCTGCAATCCGGGGCGACCCCGCAGATTATCGGTGGGCAAAACGGGTGCATCATCGGCGTCGGGGAGGCCGATCAGGGGTTCGGCGGCCACCGGGTTGCAACCGTGCGCGTCACGGCGACGGCGGCCGAGCCGGGGCAGTTGATCCAAGACGACCCGAACGCTGGTAGCTAACGCCTAGAGCCATGACCGGACCGAACTGGACGACCTCTAATGCAGGCGAGACGGAGATCGAGCTTGACCCGCCCCTAGAGCTTATCGAGGCGGAGGACATTACCCTCGACCTCATGCACAAGGGCTGCCTGCTCCTCGGCGTCGACCCGGACGACGTGCTCGCGGGCCGGGACGTAGAACTCCCGGAGCACCCGCCGCTCGCGACGGCACAGGTGTTCTTTAGCCTCGTCGTCGAGAACAGCGAGGCATACGACCTCGCGGCGATGCAGTACGGCCGCGCCCGCGCCCTGCTCGGGGTCGTCGCTGACCATTTTATCAGCGCCTCGGGGGAGAGATAACAGCCGCCGAGGCGCTGACCGGTGAGTGGGCCGAGCACTTCGACGGGTGGTATCCGGACCGCGAAGGCGGGGACCCGCCGATTGCCGGCCTCCGCGCCCTTCTCGCCGGCCGGCTCGATCCGGGGGAGTATGATCGGGTGGTCCGGTCGTGGCGCCTCCAAGACCTGCTCCTGTGGGTCGAGGAGCGCCGCGTACAGAAAGCCTTCGACGACCTCAAAGACAGCGACCCCTAAGCGATGCCGAACACGGTCGAAGTACAGATGCAGCTTGACGACTCGGGCGTGGTGCAGCGCATCGAGGCGCAGGGGCAGGCGTACGAGCAGGTCGCACAGTCCGCGAACGAGGCGTCAGAGGCGACCGAACGGCAGTCCGAGGCCGCGCAAGACGGCGCCTCGGCGGCGGAACGCGGGGCGCAGGCACAGCGCGAGCAGGCGAACGCGGCGGAGGCAAATGAGCAGGCGCAACGGGAGGCGGCACAGTCCGCCCGCCAGTACGCGGCCGCATCGGATCGAATGGCCGGCGCGTCGAGCAACGCGAGTCAGGTTATCTTTTCGACCGGGGACGCGATCCAAGACGCACAGTTCGGGCTTCGGGGCGCAGCAAACAACATCGCCTTCGTTGCGGAATCCTTTGCCGAACTGCAACGGCAGTCCGGCGGGACGAGAACCGCATTTCAGGGCCTCTTTGCTGCCTTAAAAGGGCCGGCCGGCCTCATCCTCGGCCTTCAGGCGCTTTTGGCGCTCGGGCCGCAGATCGTAGACTTCTTCGACTCCTTTATCGGCGGCGCAGAGGACGCCGAGGAGGCGTCCGAGCGGCTAAACGACGCGCTCGACGATGTATTCGACTTTCAGGACGCGGACCTAGAAGAGATTGATGCCGCGATTGAAAAGACAGAGCAGCGTCTTAACGAACTACGGCTCGGCCCCGGTGCCCTCGCGGCGGAGCAGGTATTTCCCGCTAATCCGGTCGAGCAGATACAAACCGCAATCGAGACGCTCGACGAACTCGACTCGCAGGACGTAAGCATCCTCCCCGGAAGCGAGAACATTCAAGAGATCGTCCGTTCAGTCGAGGCGGTCGAAAACCCGGCCGAGAACGCCCGCCGTGCGCTCGTCGCCGTGCTGCGAGACTTTCGGGAAAGAAGCCCGCAAGCCCTCGACGAGATCGACAACCTAGAGGCCGGCCTTCAGCGCCTCCAAAAGCGCCGGAAGGAGGTCGCAACGGAGGTCGAGGCCCGCAACGCCCTAAGCCGCGCCGGCGTCACGCTGCTCGAAGAAGAGGAACAGGCCGCCGAGGAAAGCGCGGAGGGCTTCGAGCTTGCCACGCAGGCCGTCGAGGCGACAAACGAGGCGATCCGTCAACAGCCGGAACTAAAAAGCCCGCTTCCGACCGACCTTACAGAGGGGGAGCAGGCTATCGCGGACGTACGCGAGGAGATCGAAATGGTCAACGCGATGCCGTTCCTCAACCAAGCGGCGAAGGGCGAGCGGCGCGTGCAGGCGGTCGTCCGTGGTATCCGGGAGGCGCAGGCCGCCGGCCGGGAGTTTAGCGAGAACGAGATCAATATGATTATTAACGCCCTCGGGCTTGCGGGAGACGAGGCCGAGGCGGTACGCAGGAAGCTCGAAGGGACGGCCGAGACGGCGACCGGCGTATTCGAGAATATGGAGGAGGTCGTAGGCGGCGCCCTCGCCTCTAGCTTCCGCGAACTTGGCGCCGCGATTGGGGAGGGGCAGAAGGCGATGCAGGCGTTCGGCAAGGCGGCCGCTTCGATCCTCTCGCAGATCGGGCAGGCAATCGGGAAACAGCTTATCGCGCAGGGAACGGCGATGGTCGCGGCCGGCAACCCGACCGGCGCGGCATACATCGCGGCCGGCGGGACAATTATCGCGGCGTCCGGCGCCCTAAGCTCTATCGCCGGAGGGAGCGCAGGCGGCGCCTCGCGGGACGGCGGCGACCGAGCGCCGGCGCAGACGGAGGAACGGGGCGCAGAGCTACAATCGCAGGTCGACGTGCCGGGGCGCCGTATGGGCGGACCCGTCGAGGGCGGGCGGCTCTACCGCACGCACGGCCTCGGGCAACGAGAGTTCTTCCGGCCCTCGATGGACGGCCAGATCGTGACGGCCGGGGCGATGCGGGCGGCTGCCGGCGGCGGGCAGGGCGGCGCGATGACCGTTAACGTCGAGGCAGACGGCCAGATTTCGGCGGAGGACTTCGACATTGCCTCCCTGCGGGCGGAGCTTAACGAACTCAGCGCAGACGTGTCCGACCTTACATGAGCGAGCTAATCTATCAAGGCCGGATCAGCACAGCGAAGGGGCCGACCGAGGTGCGGATTACTGACACGGCGCCGGACAGCCGCACCCCGCCCCTTTCGCGCAAGAGCCCGCACGGCGGGATCACGCTCGAAATGGGGGACGCCGGGGATACGGTGAACGGCTTTCCGACGAGCATCGGCTCGTTCTTTACACTTCGTCTCCCGGACCCGAACCGGCGCTTTCAGGACGCCTTTCGCCGCGCCTTCGACGACGAGCGGTTCGAGGTCGACCTCGACGTGCCGAGCGTCGGGACGTGGCGCGGGTACGTAAAGAGCACACTTCAAACCCGGCCGATCACGCAGGAGACGCGAAACGGCGTGACAGGCGTAAAGTGCTTCGACGGGCTCGCCGCCATAGACGCCGACGACACGGCAATCAACGCCCGCGTGCGGAGCGTACGGGAGTTTCTCGTCGAGGCGTTCGAAGGCGCAAACGACCGCCTCGATATTATCGCGAGCGTCGACGTGCAGGCACAGGGGATCACGGGGGCGACCCGCGACCTTTCGGCGCTGTTTCCTGTCTCCGGGAACGCCCGGAGCTTTATCCCGCCGACCCCGAACGGCCCGGACGGTGCCGGCGGCGAAGATGGGCTCGACGGGGACACGCTCCGGGCCCAACTCGACGACCTCTGCGCCCGCCTCAGCGCGGTCGCCTACCAGGACGTGCGGCAGGAGGCGTGGGCCTTCATAGACGTAGCCTCGATTGGCGCCGCGCAGACGGCGGAGCGGTACGACGGAAGCTCGTGGGCCTCGTTCTCGATGCCGAGGCAAGAGGTCGCTATCTCCGGGCAGGCCGGGGCGCAACTTCTCGACGAGAACAACGAGGCGCTAAAGACGCGCCCCTCCCTCCGTGCCGTCTGCGCGGAGATCGAAAACCACCTTACCGACCCCGGCTTCGAGGCGACCGAAACCGGGTCGGATCTCGTCTACTGGCAGCAGACGGACGTACAGCGAAACAGCGACGGATTTGCCGCACTTCAGACGGACAACAACGACTCCGGGATTGAGCAGACGGTCGACTTCTCGGGGGTGCGCGTCTACGACCAGATCGACGCGATCCGCCTCGTGCCGGACCGGCCGCAATATCAGGTCCTAGAGGTCGAAATTTTCTACGGGGACGGCACTTCGCAGCAGGCATCGACGACCGGCAGCTTCGATGCCTTCTACCGCGAGAAGGACACGAGCCGCACGATTGGGGGCGGCGGGCAGAAGGACACCATCGACGCGATCCGCGTGCGGGCGAAGCCGAAAAGCGGAGAGCCGATTGAGACGTTAGAGCTAAACCTTTTGCAGCAACTTACGGAGGGGCGCGTCGACCCGAACGGACAGGACAACAAGTACAGCGTCGTCTCGACGGTCTGCTTTACCCCGGAGGGAAGCGAGGCGGGGCGCACGGAGGCGGAGCAAGAAGTCGGGGGCTTCCTCGCGTCTATCGACGGCCAGGACGGGAAGGCGCCGGTCGCCTCGTGGCAGTCCGCCCGATATGGGTCGTTTAAACGCTTTGAGCGGTGGCGAGCGACGAACCTTCTTGCCCTCCGGCCGCCCCGCATCGAGCGCCTCGAAGAGACGCTCATCGGCGCCTACGCCCCGCTCGGGACCCGCGTGCGGGCGACGAAGCCCGGAGACACGGCCGCCTCGACCTTCGTGCCGCTCGAAGCCCGCGAGCTGTCCCTCCGCCCCGGCGCGGCGGAGACGGCGCTCCATGACGTCGAGATTCCCAAAGCAGTGATCGACCAGCTATGAGCAACCTCAAAAGCCTTTACCGGCGCCTCATTTTGTTTCAGCCGGCGACCGGGACAAAGATCGACGTGCCGGCCGAGCGGCTCCTTAGCACCGAGATCCCCGTCGTCCAGGAGGAGCGGGTATCGACGGCAGACGGGACGACGCGAGCACGGGGACGCACCTTTCGCCTCCCGCTCCGCCTCGCGGGAGAAGAGGAGGCGCAGGCGGCGCGGCGTATGGCCGACGCGGCCGGCGTACAGGCGATCCTCCTCGGCGCCCCGTCGACCCGGCAGGTCGTGTGGGCCGAGGGCGCGACCCTCGCGGACGTGCCCGAGGCGGCAGGGCCGCTTACGGCGACGGCACGGGAGGTCACACTCGAAACGACGGCGTTTCACGCGGACATTGGCGCCGGACGGGACCTGTTCGCCGGCGTGCCGTGGGAGGGGACGCGCCCCGCCCCGGCCGTTTCCCTCGCCCCGACCGGCACGGACGTATCCCTCTCGACGAACGTAACGGATGGGCTCACCTCGATTGGGGATACCGCATCCGACTTGCTCGGCGTCTCCGGCGGAACGACGATCTCGGAGCCGATCTTCGGCAACACGTTCGCGAGCGATAGCACCAACCTCAACGCGGCGCGGGGGATTGCCTTTCAGGAGGGTGCGGGAAACGTATTCGTTCTCGACGAGGAAAGCAGCGTCCCGCACGGAATCGAGGTCTACGATACCTCCGGCTCCTTCTTTCGTGGCGGCGACTACCCCGGCCCCGGCGTCCCGCAGTCTGCGGCAGTCGCGTCCTCTCTAAATCTTCAACGCCTCTTTGTCGCGGACTCCGGGGGAACAGTCGAGGTCGTAGATCCGGCGACATACGCCTCGATAGACGCCTTCACGCCGCAGACGAGCGGGGACCCGGCCGCCCTCGCGATCCGGGACCACTCTCCGGACGCGCCGCCGCGTGCCCCGCTTTACGTACAGACGACCGAGGGCGTCGTCGAGGTCTACGACTGGACGGAGCAGCCGGTCGAGTTTATCGGCGTCTACGACGGCGGCGGCTTCTACGACGAGGTAGGGAGTTCGGGAGACGTATTCAACGCCTTTGCCTTGCATCAGGGCGTCCTCGCCGGCGTGAGCGGGACGGGCTTTGCGCTAAAGCGCCTCCTCGCCTTTCAGCTTGCGTCGGAGCAGGACCCGCCTCGCGCCGCTCGGTCGTTCCGCGTAAGCGAGACGGCCGAGGTCGGGCTCGACGGAAACGCCTCCGGGATTCAAGGAGATACGCCGGCGCGGCTCCGGATGCAGGCCCCTATCGAGGGCGCGACGGTTCGCCTCGACGCTCCTTCCGGCGACCTGCTCGCCCTCGACGAGACGGGCACGCAAATCGGATCGGCCTTCGCGGGCGACTCGCTTTCCGTCCCCGCCGGCACGTTCTTCCTCGAAGTGACTATCGACAGCGCAAGCCGGCGGCCGGCGCTCGCCGTAGAGGACCCCGGAGAAGCGACGGGCGTAACGGCCGGAACGATTACGGGGCAAGAGGTCGAGTCCCTATTCTATTTTAACCAAGACGACGGCGCGGGCGGCGCCGGTACAACGCGGGAGACGGGCGGCGTGTCGAGCTTTCGCCCCGGCTCTGTCCCGGCAGACGCGATTCTGTTTAGCCGGGTAAACCGGCAGACCCTTGACGTGCTGAACCTACTCCTTAAAGCGGGGACGGCGCCGGCAGCGGACTTTAGCTTTACGATAGACCTCGACGGGGCTTCGCAGACGAAGACGCTCCCGGCCGGAGAGTCGAAACAGACGTTTGATATCGACGCCGCAGTAGGCACCGGAACCGAATTGCGCGTAACGGGCCAGAGCACGGCCGACTCGTCCCTCGCGGATGTGCGGTGCAGCTTCAAGGTCGCTACCACGTAATGATCCTCGACCATCACCGCATAGAGCCGAGAGCATCAGACGTATCGCTTACGGCGAGCGTATCGACCGCTCTATCTACGACCCCGAGTGCAGTAACGAAAACCCCGCCGCCGTCTCGCACGGTCAGCGTCTCGGACGCCTCGTTGCAGACGAGCACAGCGAGCAGCGCGAGCGTAACCATCCCCTCCGTCTCGGTGTCGGCCTCCACCAGCCAGTCTCTCTCGACTACGGCCGTCGGCGTATCTCGGGAAAAACCGCTATCGCGGACGGTCAAGGTTGCAAACGGAGCCGTTCAGACCGTTACTTTGAGTTCTGTTGCGGCAATTGTTCCTTCGGTAACAGTTTCGGCCTCTGCATCCCAGGCGCTTTCGACCACAAGTTTGGGCGTGTCACGGGCTGCCCCACCCTCTCGCACAGTAAGCGCGTCTCCTGCTACCCTAGACCGCAGCAGTAGTTCGGTCGTATCAGCTTCGGTCCCGACGATAAGCATTAGTGCAGGCACGTCTAGGCAGCTCTCGGTCACGGGCGTAACTGTAGCAAGGGTTTCACCGCCATCACGTACCGTAAAGGTGGCGAATGCTGCCGTTCAAACGAACACCGCAAGCTCGCTCTCTGCAACCGTTCCCGAGGTCACTGTGTCAGGAACGGCCACGCAGGCGCTTTCGACCACCTCATTAGGCATAACCCGAACTCCACCCCCGACCAACATCGTAAGTGTCTCCAACGCGAAGCTACAACGGTCGTCTCAGGCATCCCTTACAGTCGAAACGAATGCCCCGCCCACAGCCGCACTCAGCGCGTCTCCGACGACTGGGCTCGGGGCCAGCTTTGACGCAAGCGGTTCCTCAGACCCGGACGGCGACAGCCTAGAGTTCCGCTTCGACCCTGGCGATGGGTCCGGCTTTAGCGCCTGGCAGTCCACCCCCATCTTTACCTACACGTATGGCTCGTCTGGAACGTACGAGGTCACTGTTGAGGTAAGAGAGGCGAACACCACCGACCAGTTTACCGATACTGCTACTGATCCTGTGAGCGTGTCAGGCGGCGGGTTTCCTCTTTGACTAATTTCAAAACGCCTTTCCTTTTATGAGCGACGAGAAGAGTGGGCTTTCGACTGAAACTGCTTCAACAGTAAAGATCACACTCCCAGAAGAGGAAGACGAAGATCGAGACTCGCAAGACTCTCCTACAACTGGCGACCAAACCAATGGCTGACCGATTCGACGCTGATTCATTTTTTGACGCAATTACAGGCGCAGGGATTACCTCGGCAAACAATGTCGAGATCGACCTTCAGGAGACCGATGGGACCCCCTATAACGCAAACGGCAATCCGACATTCGGCTTTAACGCGAGCGATTTTTCTACGAGTGGCAGCGTGACGCCAAGCAATAACACTACGCTCGGAAGCCGCACCGCTGGGGGGTCTACTGAGCTTGGCCGCTTGCAGTGGCGAATAGACTTTGGCGGTGGGCTTCAAAATTTCTACCGAATCGACGGGATCGATGAAACCGACATTGAAATCGGGGAGACTGTGACGGTAAAGTCAGGGTCGTTGCAGTGCGGGACCACTGGGCTTGCGAACATCATCCGAAACGGCCTTTCGAACGTCTCGGTAGACGCTGAGGTGATAGATGCGGGGGGCACTGTCCAGGCGTCGTTCTCAAACCTGTCGTACTCTTACAGAGACACGGACGACACCTTTTTCGACAACAACACCCTAGAGTTCAAAAACAACTCTGGGAGCAGTTTCACGCTGGACACGATCAAGGTTTTTGCCGACGACGACCTCTGGTTCTCAGTGAACCGGAACGACAACGTACCAGACGGGGCCGAAGTAGACATCACGCAGCTGCAACAGACAATCACCAACCTTAGCTAATGCAGGACAAGGGCCTCCCCCCCCAGCTATTGACGTAGCATTCCATAGGTCGCCTCAGAGGGGAATGTGGTCAGGCGGCGGCGAGACGCTACCACCACCTTGCCACCAGAGGCCCGGATTCCCACCGAATTGCCACCAAAGCCCGGACAAGACGAAACAGTTCTGTTCATCCTCGTCCGGGGCGAGATCCCGCTTCTACGGCGCCTACCGCCGGAATCGGCGTCTCTCGCGGTGTGCGCTCGGGAGGATTCGAACCCCCGGCCTTCGGTACCGGAAACCTAGACGGGTCGAACATACAAGTGTATCGCAGGCAGTTGTTTAGCGAGATTCGGGGAAGCCGTTTTGCCACCGGATTGCCACCACGGCCGTCACGAGCCGCCCGCCTCGTACATCTGCCGGAGGTCGGTCGGGAGCAGATGCACGTACTGCATCGTCGTCTCGATAGACTCGTGGCGCATGAGCCGATTGACCCATACGAGGCGCCGGCGCTCCCGGAGCCAATGCGTACAGCAGGAGTGACGGAGCGTATACAGGTCGATCTCGCTCGGGGCCTTCCGGAGGGGCTTAAACGGCACGTCCTCCTCGGAGAGGTCCGGGAAGTCCTCGTGCGCGAGTGCCGCGTGGTCGACGGCCGAGCGGAAGTGGCTAGACACGCGGGTATTCCCCGGTGGCGTCCCGAATACCCGTTCGCCCGGCGAGCGGCCGTCGAGGTAGGGCGCGAGCACCTCGCGGGCCGGGTCGACGAGCGGGATTAGGGTCCCGCGCCCCTTCTTCTGCTCCGGGCCGATGCGGATCATCCCGTCCGTTCGGTCTACGTCACGCACCCGGAGGTCGAGAAGCTCCGAGCGGCGAAAGCCCTGATAGAAGTACACCCTCCAGGCGTCAACGTACCAGTCCTGCCCGAACACGGTCGTATGCGGGCGCTCCTTCTCGCGCCGGCGCAGGTCCGCGTACGCCTCGCAGATCGCCGTAAGCTCGGCCGGCCGGATCGTCGTCTTGACCTTCTCCTTTCGCTCGGGTTTCCCCGGCAGGCGGGGCGCCTCGGCCATCCAGTCGCGGTCATCCCAAAAGCGAACCATCGCGCAGAGCTTTAGCCAGCGCGTGTACCGGGTCGTCGGCGCGAGGCGCTCCTGGTAGATCCACGCCCGGAGTTGCGTCGTGCGGAGGTTCTCGATGAGGTGCGACGGGCCGACGTAGCGGCTAAACTGCCGCAGCACCGGGCCATCGCTTCGGACGCTTTTCTCTGACCACCCGCCGGCCTCCCCGCGCTCGCCCATCTTCCGTTTCTCCTCGATGTAGCGGCCGACCGCCTCCTGAACGGTCAGGTGCTCTTTGACGACGGCGGCATCCGGCTCCGGTTGGAGCCAAGGGTCGTACTTCCCCCGGTCGTAGAGTTGCTGACGCCACCGGGCCTCGTCCTCCGCCTCCGCCTCGGTGTACTCGTCTTTCGAGAGGGAGTCGGTCGTCTCGGTCGGCTGCCGGGAGCGGTCCTTGTACCGGATCTGCCACTTCGTTTTGAGGGGCCGAACGGACGCCATCAGAGCCGCTTTTCGATTCGGGAGAACCACGTCTCGTAGCGGCCGAGGGCATCGTCTTTCGGAATCCCCATCGGTACGTCTTGGGCCGCGCCTCGCGACTGCATGTAGCTGATCGTCAGCGTAAGGCGGGACCGCCCCTCCGCCTCGCGGACGAGCGCCTGAATCCGGGTCGTCGTCGCGCCCCCGAGGGCGGCGGCCATCGCGGAGTTCGATTTCGGGGCGGTCGTGACGAGCCCCGCCTCGCGGTCGACGGATTCGACGGTGTACCCCTCGGCCGTCACGGCCTCGACTGTCGCCGTCACCACGTCGCCGGCAGGCGCGTCGAGGGCTCGGGTGCGCTTCGACTTCGGAATGTCCTGCGTCGAGGAGCACCCGAGAAGGGCGCCCGCGAGCAGGAAGGCCGCAAAGAGGAAGGCGCATCTACGCATAGGGAGGAAAGAGGGCTGTTAGAGGGCTTGCGAAACTTCGAGGGCTTTCGCGATCACGTCGTATTCCTCCTCGAACGCTGGCGCCGGGAGGTATCGGCGCTGATCGGCGTATTCATCGTTGTCCGACCAGATCCAGAGGACCCGCTCCCCGTCCTTCCGGTCGAAGCGAATCCGCTTGACCTGAAAGCCGAGCGGGGACCGGAGCCCGTAGATCAGGCCGTCTTGAAGCGCCTGCGAGCCGTCGTAGCGAGCGGCGATAAGGCGCTGCCCCGGACGGAGCGTATCGAGCATCGAGTCGCCCCGGACCTTCATTAGGCAGAGCTTCTCCGGCGGCACGCAATAGGTCTGCCGAATCCACTCCTCAGGAAGCGCAAGATCGTCAGATACAACGAGCATCTCTTGACCGGCACCGACTTCGATTGTTGGGACTTTTTGGAGTTGGCGATCCTCATAATCTTCGTCGCTTCGCACATTGTCAACATTTCGCCCGTTCTCCCGCAGGTCCGTTACATCCTCCTCCTCGACGTTCTCCGGGTGCTGGTAGACGCCCTGCTCGATGCGGACGAGGCGCGGGGGCGTCTCTTTCGCAAGGTCCGCGAGGATCGTCCCGACGTACGCCTCCGACAGGTCGAGCGTCTCCGCCACATCCTGACGCCGAATCGGCCCTTCGTCTTTCGCGAGTCGCTCGATCTGATCCTTTCGGGACATGGTACGTGTAGGGGTACGATTAACAAAGTCTACATATTTTGTACGGGGTACAACGGAACCGCGCAGTGGTACACGTCTACTATATACCAGATTATTAACCCTTAATAACGACACCGAGCGCCGTGTCAAGTTCCAAGCGTATTACGACCGTCAACCTCCCGTCTGAGCTTGTCGAGGAGGCGGACGAGATCGCGGAGAGCCGAGATCGAAGCCGGTCGCACGTCGTCACGGAGGCGCTGCGGAAGTTTTGCGAGCAGAGCCAGCAGGAGGACGCCCCTGTGCAATCCGCCTCTTGAACGGGTCTTTTGCACGGGCTCGCGCCCGCTTCAGTTACTCCTCTCCGGATTCTTCTCCTCTCCGACTGATCCCTAGAGTACGAATGACTGCTTTCGCTCGCGCCCTGAACCGATACGTCCGCCGGGGACAGGTCACGCCGGCGGAGATGGCCGAGGTCGCCGGCTGCTCGGCGGTCCACGTCCGGGCCGTCGTTCGGGGCGACAAGAACCTCGCGCACAAGAAGGTCGAGCGCCTGTCCGGCTGGCTCGTCGACGAGCGCGGCCTGACCGAGCACATCGAGGGGATGCTCGGCGTCTCCGGGGCCGTTCATTTTCACCCGGAGGAGGTCGAGAACGACGACTGCCTGACAGAGGAAATCTTCGACGCCCGCCAGTACGCGGCGGCAGCTGATTCGCTCCTGAAGGCGGGGGACCGGAAGGAGGCGGCCGAGCAGATGCGGCGCTCAATCAAGCGGTCGAAGGCCGCCCTCGCAGATATTGAAATGCCTGCCCAAGACGCATGAGCACCTCGACCCAAGAGCCCTCGCGGGCCGACCTCCTTACCGCTATCGAGCGCCTCGACCGGAAGGTAAGCCGCCTCGAAGAGAAGGTCGCGCAGGCGGGCCGGCAGGAGCTTGTCCGCCTGACCGACCTCGCGGAGGAGCTTTCGATTGCGCGGTCGACGATCTACAAGAAGCTCGACGAGAAGGGCATCCCGGTCCGAGACGCCTCCGGCTTTCCGAAGGAGGACGGGTCGGCCGCCTACGTGAGCCGGACGGAGTGGGAGTCCGCAGGGCGCCTCGATACGCGCACGGTACGACAACGAGCAGACGTAGAGTAGCGCCCGCAGAGCGCGGGCACACGGCGCCGGCAGACGCCGACATTACCCTCTGCCCTCCTGTGCCCACTAAGCGTAGGAGCCGCCTCGGTGTAGGAGCGCCGGGGCACACGCAGGCGTGATGGCAGGCCGGTCCCGTTTCTGCCCGCCCCCGGCCGCCGGATCGTACCCGGCCGCCTGCTCGATGCGCCACGCACGGCGCACGACGACGTACTCTCGAATCGACTCGGGCCGGCCAACAGAAAAGGCCCCGCCGCTTGGACGGCGGAGCCCGAGTCACAGCCCTCTACACTATGACACAATCAATACGGCAATCCGGGGACGGCTCGTTCCGCGCCCCGGCCTCGATCACACCACATCGCAAAAGCGAGCTTCGTCCCGTGCAGGTGCCCGACCTCCCCGACCCCGGCGAGACGGCCCTGATCCGGACCGGCGAGGGGCTCCCGGCCGCCGTGCATCACGTCCGGGACAACGCCGGCACGACCGACCGGCCGGACTACCGCTCGACGTTTTATATCCACACCCGGCGCGGGACGGAGCCGCACACCCGCGAAGGCGCCCGCGAGGTCTTTCGAGAAGCAACCGCGTGGCGCCCGGACGAGAAGGAGCGGGCCCACCTCCGGCAGGCGGCCGAAGGCGTCAAAACCTACTCGGAGGCCCTGCAAGCGATCACGGTGCTCTATCACCGCCGGTCCGGCGCGGAGGTGGTGACGCGATGATCCGCCCGGTCCTCTCCTGCGGCTGCCGGAGCGACATTTCGCCTTCGGCCCTCGCCCGCCGCCTCGACCTCGCGAAGTGCTCCGACCTGCGCCGCGACCTTGCGGCGCGGGCCTACCTTCGACTCTCTACGAAAGACGCCCCGATCCAATGAGACACACTTGCCCGAAGTGCGGCTCGACCGATACGGCCCTCCGCTCCGTCGAGGAGGGGTGGGACCCGACCGGGCCGTACGGCATCCACACCACAAAGAAGCTCTACCGGTGCCGGCAATGCGGCGCTGACTGGAACGAGAACTGCGACGTGACGGCGCCGGTCGGCGGGGGTGATGACTCATGACCCCTTCCCAACAGCAAGCCAAAGATATGCAAGACGCAGCCCGCCGTCAGCAGCAAGCGGATGAGAAGGTCCGCGAGCTTGAGAAAGAGATTGAGCGGCTGCGGGCGGTTCTCAACAAAATTGCGGCACCGATGGCCGGTAGTGCCGACCGGAAGACATGGCAGGGCCTCGCTGAGTACCGCGCCCAGATCGCAGCAAACGCTCTCGACGGCGGAGGTGATACCGATGCCTGATCTAAGCCCTGCCGCCGTCCTCGTCCTCGCTGGTGCCCTCGTCTACGCCGCCGGGATTGCCTGCGCCCTTTGGGTTCGGTGGTCGCCGCCGGAGACGACAGACGCGGAGCCGCTTTCCCGGCTCGGCGCCCGCGAGGGCGAAGATGCCGTTACTCTCGACAAGCCCTCTCCACACAGACGAAACTGAAATGGTTTGCGCTCAGGAATCGAAACGAGAACTGATTGACACCGGCGCCTTCCGGGCGGTCCTGACGCCCGGACGACGCGACCGGTCCCTCTACTGCCTTCAGCTTGTGAAAGCCGTCGACCCGACGCCTCGCGGCGGGAAGGTATGGCGGGCGCAGTACACATGGCCCTTCCCGAAGGACGGCCTTACGACGTGGGAGGTGCAGGACACGATTTCCGCCTACGACGAGAAGGCGCGGCGCCGCTACGAGCGGAAGAGGCGGAAGATGGACGAGCGGAGCGCCTACCGCGAGAAGCGCCGGCGGGAGCACGAGGACCCGGCCGCCGGCGCTGACGTCGAGATCGAACACACAGGCGACCGGACGCTCTGCCGCCTGAAGGAGTAGCCCTGACGAGCCCTCGTAGGGCGAAACGCTGCCGAACACGTCCCTCTGCCGGGAGGGAGGCAGCGTCGGTTACTTTCGCGATCACACGCACAAACGACACTCGCTTATGTCTGATCCGACTAGCTTACAGACGACCGGCGACGGCGCCCCGCCGTCTCCGCAATCGGTCGCCTCGAAGATGATCCCGCAGACGCTCGGGGAGCTAGAACAGTTCGCGCAGACCGTTTCCCAATCGCAGCTTTGCCCGAAGTCCTACCGGGGGAAGCCGCAGGACGTGACGCTCGCGATCCTCTACGGGATGGAGGTCGGCCTCCGGCCGCTTCAGTCTCTTCAGTCCGTCGCGGTCATTAACGGGAAGCCGGCGATCTACGGAGACGCGGCCCTCGCCCTCGTCGAGCAGTCCGGCCTTGCCGAGTATGTGAAGGAGTGGCAGGAGCAAACCGAGCGCGGGCTGACCGCGATCTGCGAAGCGCAGAAGACGGGAAAGCCAGAGCCGACCCGGCAGACCTTCTCCGAACAGGAGGCGAAGAACGCCGGCCTGTGGGGCGGGCGCGGCCCGTGGTCCGACTACCCGCGCCGGATGCTTCAGATGCGGGCGCGGTCGTGGTGCCTCCGCGACTGCTTCCCGGAGGTCCTCGAAGGGCTCTACCTCGCGGAGGAAGCGGAGGCGATTCCCGACGACGCCGGCACAACCATCGACCCGTCCGGGCTGACCGAACCGGACGCGGAAGAGGCGCAGGCAAGCAGCGAGCCGGAGACGGAAGAGGTCTTCGGGTTTGCCCTCTCCCCGGAAAACGCCGAGCGCATCCGAACCCGCGACGAGGCGCTTTCCGAGCGGAAAGGCGAAGCCCGCCAGGAGGCATACGATGCTATTCAGAACGAAGTTGAGGAATGGCCCCCCTCGACCGTAAAGAGTGCGGGGGAGGCGCTTCTCGATAAGTACGCCGAGAGACTGCCTGGCGACGAGACAGCCGACGAGGCGGCCGAGAGCGGCGCGGAGACAGCAGACGCGCCGCAGGACCCGGACGAGGTAAAGGCCGCCGCCGAGTCCGTTAGCGTCGAATCTGACGACCCGAACGACGAGGCGTTCGAGGACGCCGATGGGGAGCTTCCGTTCTAGCCGGAGCCGCCCCGGCCTCGGCGCTCGGGGCCGGGGGCCTCTTCGGTATTCTTTCGGCTAGACAAGCAAGACGCGATGCAATTTGACGTACGCGACCAACGACGCGGCAATTGGATGTGGATACGCCGGGAGCTAATCCGGGCGCACGGTGACCGGCTTGGCACGAGAGGGATCGCGGTGTACGCCGCCCTCGCCTGCTGCGCCGACTACGACGAGGAGGACGCAACGCCGAGCGTTTCGACGATTGCGGACCTGGTCGACCTCTCCCGGCCGACCGTCCGGAAGGCGATCAACGACCTCGTACGGCTCGGGTGGCTCGCCTACAAGGAGCGGACCCGCGAGGACGGGTCGAACACGAGCCATCAGTTTTTCCTCTTGCCCTGCCCCGTGGAAAATGATTTAGGGGAGGGGGGTGGAAAACCAGTTTCCACCCCCTCCCAAATGATTTACCACCATAAGAACAAAGAGAGAAGTAAACAAAGAGAGAGTAGTAGTAGTGGTGGCGCGGGCGCGGGCGCGGGAAGCCCCTCGGGGGACTCGGTGCCGAAGAAGCCGGCGAAGCCCGGAGCGGCGAACCCCTTCCGTGGCGACCCGCCGGACTGGCTCCCGGAGAAGGACCACCGGTTCCTCGACGCTATGGCGGAGTGCTACGAGCAGTACGGGCAGGACCCGGAGGAGCGGGCCGCCGACCTCCTTCAACTCGCGAAGAACCAGTGGTGGCGCTCCGCCGGCGGCGGCCGGCAGCCGGACATTGAGGAGCACACCGCGATCCAGCACGCGAAGGAGCACCCGTGGGAAAAGGTCGTCGCGGCCTACGTGATCGCCCGCCGCGCCGACGTGCCGCAAGACTACGCCGATGCCGTTCTCGACCGAGACTTCAATCAGCCCTCCCAATCCTATGACGGACCAGACAACGCCGCAGACGACCCGAAACAACGACCTGCCGAAGCTAAAAGCCGGATCGATAACGCAATTGACGACGCCCGCCCTGTGGACCGATGAGGGGGAGCCGCACCCGGCGTGGACGACCCCGGCGACGGAGGAGGACTATGCGACCGCCGCGAAGCACCTCCTCGCCGCCGTCGAGCCGGAGGCGTCCGACCAGCGCAGCAAGATGATTTACCGCCTTCTCCGGACCCGCGAGTACAGCCGAGCGGAGCTTCTCCTCGTGATGAAAGAACTGCCCTTCGACCCGGACGCGAGCCACAACTACGGCAAGGGCCTTAATCCGGCGGACATCGAGCGGATCGTCGAAGAGAACCGGCAGACCCGCCGGCGCCTGACCCGGCCGATGGACTCGGAGACGCGAGACGAGTTCATCACCGAGCACGGGGCGGACCCGGACGCCTTCCATTGCTGCGGCTTCGACAAGTACGACGAGCCGCTCTGGCGGTACGCCCCGAACCCGGACACGAAACGCGAGGACATAGACCCGTCGCCGAAGGAGCCGCGCCCCGAGCTTCCGGAGGATACGCCGGGCGCCTCCCGGCAAGAAAGCGACACGGGGGAGGCGCCGGCCTCCTTCAAGGACCTCGTGCAGACCGCCCTCGACGATTCTAAAGACGAAGACGCCCCCTCCTAGTACCACGCCCCACGCCACCTACCCACGAGGCGGGGCGTGGGGCGCAGTTTTCACTCTCTCGAATAAGGACCAACACCCATGACTGATTCTGAGCAGATCCACGTAGAGAAAATTCGAATCGAGAACGTCTTCGGCGTGCGCAAGCTCGCCTTCGACCCGGATGGCGTGACCGTCGTGCGGGGCGACAACGACACCGGCAAAACGAGCGTCCTCCGAGCGATCTCTCTTCTCCTCGGCGGCGGCCACGACCCGGAGGCGCTCCACAAGGAGGCCGATAAGGGCGAGGTGCGCTTCGTACTGGAGGGGGGCACGGAAGTGTACGCCCGGCTCACCGAGAACGACACGTACTACCGGATCGACGGACGAGAGGATGTCACGGCCCGGCAGCTGCTGGAGGCGATCCAGGACGAGATTAGCGTGAACCCCATCCAAATCCTTCAAGCCCGCCCCCAAGATCGCGGGCAGATCCTCCTGGAGGCGATGCCGATGACGATTGGGCAGGACAAGATCAACGAGGCGACCGGGATGCTCGACACGGACGACTGGGGAGAACTGCCGGACATCGACCTGGATGATCACGCCCTCGAAGTCCTAGGTGACAAGTCGACCGGCGCCATCGGCACGCTCTACCAGAAGCGCCAGGAGCTCCACGGCGCGAAGCGGGACAAGGAGGGTACCGTGAGTGACCTTCAGCAGAGCGTCGAGCAGCACGACGACCCGGAGGCGCTGAAGGAGAAGCGCCAGAAGGTGCAGAAGGACCTCCAGGCCCGCCGCCAGGACAAGCAGGAATCGCTCAATGAGGTGGACGAATGGGAGCAGCAAGAGATCGAGAAAATCCGAGAGGAGGCAAAGATGAAGCGCGAGGAGGCCCGAGAGCACCACGATCCGATTATCGAAAGCGTCCGGGACACCCGCGAGCGCCTTACCGAGCGCATCGAGCAGGCCGAAAAGGCCGAGCAGACGAAGGGGATCATCGAGGAGCGCAAGGCCGAGCTTGAAGAGCTGGAAGACCGTTACGGCCGACTGAGCGAGGCGATAGAGAACCTCCGAGCCCTCCGCACTGGCTTCGCTGAGGACCTGCCAGGGGGCGTCCGGGTCGGTGATGACGGCGAGATCATCGGGCCGGAGGGCATTCCCTTCGAGACCTGGAATGAAGAGCGCCAGGTCCGCTTCGCGGCAAAGATTGCTGAGATGAGGCGCGGGAAGCTCGGCCTCATTCCGATTGACGGCATCGAGAAACTGGTCGGGGAGCAGCGAGAGGCGTTCCTGGCGTGGGCCCGCCAGTCCGACGCGCAGTTTATACTCACGGAGGCCGTCGCTGATAAGCCGCTCACAGTTACGCATCAATAAAGCCTTATGCCTAATTACGACCGCGAGCAACTTCGAGAACACGAGCCCCGCTTCTGGCCCGACGAGTGCCAGGAGCACGGATGCCATCGCGACCCGACCGGCTTCGTCCGGGACGAGCAGCATACCCGGCACGGGTCGATCCGGAAGGTGACGCGGCACTACTGCGCTCTGCATATGCGCTCCCCGCAGGAGTACGGGCCGGACGGGGAGCCGCTCGGGAAGGCCGACCTCCACATGCCGACGCCCTCACAAGTTCGCAGATTCGAACTCAACGGCTCGCAGCGTAGGTATGCCTGACGCAACAGACGTACAGACCGCCGCCGACCTCTGGCGGACCCTCCCGGCCGGCAGCCTTGCCCGCCGGTACGTCGGCCTGCTCGGTAAGGCCGCGAAGCACGGCGTCACGGTCGGCGCCCTCCCGGAGACGGTCGAGGCGACGGCCCTCTCCGATTGGGAGGCGGCCGCGATGATCGAAGAGACGGACACCGAAGACGTGACGCTCGGGCGGATTGCCGGCGTGCGCGAGAAGCTCAACCGCGCCTCTCCGCTCGTCGTCAAGGACGGACACCGCGCCGGCAGCACAACCTACCGCCTACACCCGAACCTACTCGCAGACCCGAAATGACTGACACGATAGACGACGTAGACGAGCACCCTATCATCTTCAACGAGTGGTCCATTAACCGCATCCTTGCGGGCGAGAAGACGCAGACGCGGCGAATCGTGAACCCGCAGCCCGATCCTGATAGAGAGCTAGAAATCTACCCGTATTACTATGATCGGCCTGTTTTGGATGGAATGAAATACGATAACCGTTGGGAGCCTTACCCCGAAGGGGGCGTGCTGTGGGTGCGGGAGGCGTTTCGGATGCCTGTGGGGTGTGACGGCAAATACACGCCCAAGGAGTATATCAGCAGCTCAGGGTACACGCAGGGAGTGCCGGGACGCTTCCAGTATGAGGCAGACGGGAAACGAGCCTGCGAGGTCGCAGGGAAACGCGATGCGTGTGCCGTCGAATGGGGCCGCAAACGCCCGCCCATCCACATGCCGAAAGAATTGTGCCGCCTCCGCCTCCGCGTCGAGGACGTGTGGGTACAGCGCGTGCAACGGATTGGGAATGACGATGCTAAAGCGGAGGGCATAGATCCTGACGCTCCTGTCCGCGACTATACGGCCCGCGAAAAATTTAGCCACTTATGGGACGATGTTCACGGGAGCGGCGCCTGGGAGCGTAACGACTGGGTTTGGGTAATCACCTTCTCTCGAATCGACAACGCTTAGAACCATGGCTGACCTCTTCTCCGATCAGGCACGGACCCGGACGGACGCAGGGCAGGGCCAGAAGGTAGTGTACGAAGACGACCCGACCCCGACGCTTCCGGACGGCCGATACGACGGCGAGGGCGACCTCTCCCGGCAGGCTCTCCGCGAGCAAGGATGGGGCGCACTCAACCGTCGCCGGAAGGTGCTCCTTCTCCTCTACCGAGAGGGGGCGCTAACGCAGCAGCAGGCGTACGAAGAAATCGGGACGACCCGCCTTGCGGCCCGAATCCACGAACTCCGGGAGGCGGAGGACGCGCCCCCAATCGAGAAGCAGATGGTCACGGTCGAGGCCCGCGATGGCGCCGCCTCCGTGGCCGAATACTACATCCCGAAGGTCAACGAGTAACCCGCGCCGGCCCCGCGCCGGCTCTTTCTCACACAGCCCTTTCTTGACTATGGCAACCCTAAAGCGACCGAACCTCGAAGCTAAAGAAACCGGAGGACTCGACCCCTTCATCGCTGTCAGGAAGGATCGGCAGTCCGTGCGAATCTCTCAGAGTGCCGTAAGCCGCCTCGGGTACAATGAGGGCGATTACCTGCACCTCGCGTTCGACCGAGGACGGCAGCCGCTTATCGCGATGATAGGCGAACAGACGGCGCAGGGGGAGCCGCAGATTTGCGTCTACGACCACACGTACAGGGCATATAGCGCCCTCCTCTGTACGCACCTCGTAAGCGCCGCATACGGAGACACCGACGAGTCTATCCGCTTCTACCTCGACGGCAAGACGGTCGACGACGAAGAAACCGGCGCGACCCTACACCGCCTCAAAGTCCCGAGCGTATGATCGTATCGTTCGACGACCCTTGCCCGGAGTGCGGGGCACCGACGACGGCGGACGGTCGCTTTCGTCGGTGCCCCGACTGTGGGTGGACAAATCGCCCCGACTCGCTCTTTCCCGATACCGACCCCGACCCCGATAATGAGTGACACCGCAAACGAAACAATCAGCGCCAAGGAGTACCGGCAGCAAAACCAGTCCGAGGAGGACATTCACAAGGCCGTCGTCGAGTGGGCCGACCGACAGGCGCAGACCCTTCCGGCTCTAGACTTTCTGTTTCACGTCCCGAACGGCGGGAGCCGGCACGTTGCGGAGGCGGAGAAGCTCCGGAGGATGGGCACGCGCCAGGGCGTCCCGGATCTGCTTTTGCCGATCCCTCGCGCCGCCGGGTGTGGCCTTGCCCTCGAACTGAAAAGCCCCTCCGGCCGCCTCCGGCCGACGCAGGCGTGGTGGCTCGATCACTTGCGTGAGGCCGGGTGGGCGGTCGCCGTCGCGTGGACGTTCTCCGAGGCGCGGCACGTCCTCCGGAGCTACCTCGACGGGGAGGAGATCGAGCAGCGCCTCGACCTGACGATTGCGGAGCCGCCCCGCCACGTCGAGGGGGCGTGAACACGTTGTACCGGGTACAGTACCAGTATATACCTCGAATCGCCTCCCTCTCCCCTATGGCTGACGTTGCGCTTGTGATCGGGCACCATCCGGACGCGCCGGGGGCGTCCCTCTCGATTGGGTCGTTCTCGACGACCGAGTACGCGATCTGGTCCGGCTTTGCCCGTGAGCTTGCCCGGACGCTTCAGCCGGAGGTCGAGGCCGTTGTCTTTGAGCGGCCGGACGAAAAGATCACGCCGGCCCTACTTGGGCCCGTCAACGACTCCGGGGCCTCCTGTGCGGTCAGCCTGCACCACAACGCCGTCGCGGGTCAGGGCTCCGGAACGGAGATGCTCTATTTCCCCGGCAGCGAGAAAGGGCGCCGGCTCGCGGCCTCGATGCAACGGCATACCCTAGAGGCGCTCGGCCTCGACGACCGGGGCATCCGGAGCCGCCGTGACCTCGCGTTTCTCGAAGGAACTCGGATGCCGGCGGTAATTGCCGAGCCGGCCTTCGGCAGCAACGAGGCGGACGCATGGCGCCTGCTTACGGGCCTCCCGGATTTGCTTAGGGCCTACCGGAAGGGCATCACGAACTGGCTGTCACAAGCGACACACGACAGCCATGCCTGATATGCCCGGATGGGCCGCACGGCTCCTGCTGTATATCGTCGTCGGGGCGGCGGTTATTATCGGCCTCCCGACTGCCGCGTGGTTTGGGAAGCGGGAGGTCGCCCGGTGGGAGGCGCGGGTCGACGACCTCGAAGAGGAAAACGAGACGCTCCGGGAGGAGCTTCGGAGCCTCCGGCAAGAGGTAAAACTTCTGCGCCGGCAGGGGTCCGGGGAGCACGACGAGCTATCGTCAAAGATCGACCGCCTACTTGATTCCGTCGAGTAGATGATCCCGCTTCCCTCGCTTACTGACAGCGCCGCCGCGCTTGGGCTATCCGTGCTCGGGATCGCGCTGGTGGTCGTTGGGACGTGGTTCGGGCGCTGGACGGCGCCGGATGCAAGCACCGTTACGGAGACAGACACCGTGCGGGTAGAGGCGCCGCTTACGCCTTCGGAGATCATGGACGCCACGACGCCCACGCAGGTTACGGAGTACGACACGAGCGAGACGCGCACACAATGCATTGAGGTGCCGACATGGCTAGCGAACTCAGCCCATACGCAAAGCGAGTCCGAGAGGTGGCCCAACGGTACTTTACCGGATTCGACTCGCCGTTCCGAAAGCCAATACAGGCGGCAAAAGAGGTCGTTGACACGGTTACAGAACACCGCTTCTCCGACCTACGCCATTACACCGATGACGACCGGGCGCCCAAGCCTCTCCGTGGGGACCGAACAGGTCACGCTGTCGGGCTACCTTCCTGATGGGCGCGGGCGGCAGTGGACCTACGACATCCCGAGGCCAACCTGGAGCATTGCGCCGTCCGTGACCGCCGAGGCCACGCCGGATGGCCCTGCGGCGAGTGCCGCCCTGACGGTGAGTAGAAAGAGCCTCGCGGTGAGCGCCGGGTATGAGGTAGCGCAAGGCTACCACGGCTGGATGGTTGGGCTGACCTGGACGCCTTACAAAGTGCAATGGTAGAGACTCTACAAAAAGCCAAAAAGTACGCTCAGAGCCACCACGCATCTAGCTGGATCGTCGGCGCGGCCTGTGTCGCTGCCGGTGCTGGCGTGTGGGCAGGGGTGCCCCGCGATGCGGCCTACCTGATCTCAGCGGGGCTGGTGCTCGTTCTTGTGCCTCTACTGAATAGCGTTACAGACTGATGGCAACCGTAGGCGAAAACGGGATTCACGAGATTGAGGCTGAAAGCAAGTCGGATGCCCTGCAAGGGGATGCTGTACGAGTCGAGTATGTGCCCGTGTCGGGTGGCTCCTCGATCACGGGCGCGTCGGTGATCGGTGTTGCAGAGGGGGGCGTGATGGCGTTCTCGACGGACTTTTCGCAGGTAGGTATTGAGCCAGGGGTCTACGAGATTGAGTTCATCCGCTCCGATGGCACGCAGGAGCGGCAGATTGATCTCGTGGATGAAGACGACAATCGAATCAGCGTTGAGGTCACGGATGCCGACTCGATATGAGCCTAATCCTCACAGACCAGTTGCAGCAAAGCCGAGCTAAGATTGCCGCGTCGGGGCAGGTGTCCCGCGCTCAGGTTTTGTCGAGCCAGCAGGTGCAGGACATTCGGGGCCGACTAATCGCAAACTTGCAGTCCGCCAGAAGCTCGTCATTCATCGCCCTCCTGAACAACCAATCTAGCAGTTAATCATGGCGACTGAACAGGTTACAGTTATCGAGGGGGATGGGTCGTCTGATAACGTCACCGTCACGGACGACCCGGTGGAAGATTCCACGGTTCAAGCCGTTGTGGATCGCCTGGAGCGTGTCCTGAAAGACCAAGACAATATTGATGAGGTCCGTGTCGCCCTGACTGCGGACGACCTGCCGGGAAACCTCGATGTTTCGGTTGAGGACCAGGCGGGGGATGTGGCGGTCACCCTCGACGGAGAGACGGTATCGGTAGACTCGCTTCCCTCTCTGCCGCAAGGGTCAAATCGGGTCGGATCGGTCGTCGTGGACGGGCAGCCTGTTGGGGTGTCGGTGGATGGGCAAACGGGGGATCTGGAGGTGACGTTGGGGACGGAGACGGTTAGCGTCGATTCTCTGCCTGCCGTAGACATCTCAAGCCAATCGGCAGGCATTGCCACAGAGAGCACGCTTGATGCGATCAAAGCGGCAGCGCAAGCCCTAGACGACGCGCTCGCCTCGTCGGGCACGGACGAGATCCGCGTCATGTCTCCGTCGCCGCTTGACGTTTCGGCCTCAGAGGTAGACGTAAACCTCAACTCGCAGACGCTCACGAATGTCTCTGTTGACCTAAATGCCCAATCCGGTCCTGCGCTCGACGTATCAGGCGCGACCGTCACGGTGACGGACGACGGGGCGCTTACCCTCGCGGCTAATGATGGCACGGACATTGGCGACGTAGGGATTGAGGATATTTCGCTTGTCACCGGACAGGCCACAAAGTCGGGGTCGCTTCCCGTTACACTTGCGAGTGATGAGGACACTGTAAGCGTACAGGAAGATACACCCCTCGATGTGTCTGCCGCAGAGGTGGACGTAGACCTTGCCTCGCAGACCGGGCCAGCCCTGGACGTGAGTGGGGCCACAGTTGCCGTGCAAGAGGCGTCCGCTCTGGACGTGTCGGCAGCTACGGTCGAGGTGCAGGAGGCCACTGCGCTTGACGTGAGCGGGGCTACGGTGCCGACCGAGCAACAGTCCCCCGTCAAGGTCGAGAATACCAATGGCACGGCCATCGACCCCGCCACGGAGGGAAAGCTCGAACAGGTTCGTTCACTTCTGGACGGGTTGGACGATGCCCTTGCCTCGGTCGCCTCCGACACGCTCCGCACCGAGCAGCAAACGCCCGTTGGCGTCGAGGACAGCACGGGCACGCAGATTGACCCGGCTTCCAATCCAGAGATTCGGGGCGGGGCCAGTTTGCAGACGGTCGTGGATGCGGTTGAGCAGTCCGCACTCGCGCAGATTGCGGAGCTAGAGGGGGCCAGCTTGCAGGACGTAGTGGACGCGGTAGTGGACGGGGCACTTGCCCTTGCCATCGACCATCCTGCCGAAACGCGGGTCGGCCTAGACGTGTCAAGCGGCGTGACGATTGGCCCTGTGCCTGTGCAGAGAGCCGCCGACATAGCGGTGGCGGCCAATCCGACCGGAGGGGGCGACGTGTCCGTGACGGTCGACCATACCGACGCAGACGGCAATCTCTTTGTGAGCGACAGCCCGATTTCGGCTGCAACGTCGGCGCAAAGCGCCACCGTTGCCCGCCACGGCACGCACGTCCGCATTGACCTGAGCGGCACCGATACCTCCGTCAACTTTCACCTAGACACGCACGAGTAGTATGAGCTTTGCACGAGGCGACTTAGCAAGACGGGCGGCCCTGGCCGACAACCTTGCCGTACCGGAGCCGTGGTCGAGCAACGACGATCCCCGCGTATTTGCGGCGATCCGCGACTTGCGAGACGAGTTTCGGCAGCTTGGCATCACCGACGCAGACGGGAAGGGCCGTTTGCCCGACTTTTTGATCGACTACGAGAACCTGCTGCCCATCGTCCCGACCACGCTGGACCGCGCCCACACGCGCAACTCTGCCGCGACGAGGTGGGACCAGAACGGGAATCTGGTCGAGGAGCCGAGCGACACGCTTCGGCTTCAGCGGGACCCGAAGACGGGAGATGTCGAGGGGTTGCTTTATGAGCCTCAGCGGACACAAATCAACAGTAACGATCCTACAGATCCGACATCTTGGGCAACACAAATCAATGTCAGTCTAAGCTCGGGTGGCACGGCGAAGGGTCTTCCAATAACAAACGTCGTTGAAAATAATGACACGAACAGTGCTCACAGTGTAGAAGACAAAATCTCAACGAGCGATGGTACGCCCGTTGCGTATGACCTAATCGCTAAACCAGACGGAAGAACGTTTGTCAGGTTCATTCAAAGCTATAGTGACGGCGCAGGCAATTCAGGGAACGCAGAAGCATTTTTCGATCTTGACGCGGTGTCTACGGGTAGCACGTCTACAACAAATGCGTCTGTGATCTCACAGTCGATTGAAGAAGTTGGTGGAGGTTACGTGCGCTGTAAGTTCGTCGTGAAGCCAAACGCGGGATTCAGTCACAATAGTGATCGTTATAGGGTGGTTTTGGCGAAAGGAGACGGAAATTTTTCTTACGACGGCGACGGGACGAGTGGCATTGACCTTTTGTACTACGGCGCGGAAGAAAGCCGCGAGGTCACGACCCCGATTCTTACAGGCTCCGCCACGCGGGGCGCGGACGCGGTAAATTACGGCTTTAGCTTTCCCGACCGCACGACCGGGGTGGCGTACTCGATTGAGCAGCAGGCGGGAAACGACTTTACAGGGAGTGGAGGTTTTGCCTTTAATAGTTTAATGACTTTTGGCCTTACCTCAGACTTAGATGACGATAAACATGGCGTACTACATTACGGGGAGGGTTTAAATGATAGTGGGGAAAGCGGTAGTGACCCCGGTGATGGATTTAGAACTATCACTCGAAATTCAGATGATGATTCACTTGATGCTGACTCTGTACTCGACCAAACTATTGATCGTTTTGAGGTAAGACAGCCAAATAACGCTAATGGCTTAGGTGCATCGTTTACTGTCCGACAAATCGCCATCCACACCCAACCCCACACGCAGGCGCAAAAAGACACGCTCCGCGACCAGTACCTCACACAACCCTAACCAGATATGCCAACACGCAGCCCTGAAATCATCACCAGAGCAAGCGAGGTAGACGAGGACCTCGTGCCCGAGCCGTGGGACCCCCGCGATGCTGACAGCGACCGATCCCTCGTGGCCGAGCGGGAGCGGTACAGGCTCCAAGGCGCGACAGACGGGCAAGGCGCGGGGATCGTGCCTGCCTACAACCTCAACGTCGCGGATACCGGATCTATACCGTCGAATACGCAAGACGGCTGGACACGCGGCAGCGCGGGGCGGGTGCTTGGGCCAGATGGCAAGTACGTGTCACGCGGGAGCGACGTGCCGCGCAAGAGCTTCGATGGCGAGGAGCCGGGGCTGCTCGTGGAGGCGGCGGGGCGGACGAATCACGTCACAGATTCCTCTGACCTTTCAGCGGGTTGGGCAACATTTGGTACGAGCAATTCAGCCGCAAGTAATTTAATAGAAGGGGAAAGTGCTCAATCTGTAAGTGCACCGACAAAATCTGATCGCTCAAATCAGGGAGCAGGTACGTTTAGCAGCGGCACAGAAACCGTTTACGTAATCCTAGAGGAAGAAACGGCGGGCCAGTGGGCACTTTCGGTGCTTGATGCAAGTGCTTCATCGGACTTATGCTTTGTCCAGCACGATTTTAGCGACGACTCGTTATTCGTAGCCCGTGGGTCTGTGGACCGGAAAAACCTAAGAGTTTTATCTGAAAGTGGTCCCAACGGTGGGAGGGTATATCAACTTGTTTTATCTTACAGCGGCCAAACATCGGGTAACACCCGTGAAGTACGTGTCTTTCCTGACAGAACAGGTAGTGATAACAGCACAATATTCCATCACGTTCAGCTTGAGGAAGCCCCCAACGCCTCCTCGCCCATCGTCACCAGAGGCAGCCCGACGACGCGGAGCGGGGACGACTACGCGATTTTCGAGGGCGGGCAGCCGCCGTGGTGGAATTCGAATGAGGGGACGATCATTACAGTCAACACTAGGCCTACATTTAACGAAAAAAACCCTATTTTATTCGGCTTTGATGGTACTACATCGGGATTTGTGCAAAATAGAGGCTTTGAGTATAGAGCCTTTGATGGAGCAAACACAACTGCTGTAAGTGTAGCTGATACGCCATTTCAAAAGAGCAAAGTTGCGCTCTCATTTGACGGTACTGAGTTTATACTGTCAGCAAACGGCGTCTCGTCTAAGCAGGCTTCTCAGGGTAGCATACTTTCGTCTGGTAAACTAGAACTTGCACCAAGTGGCCGCCTGCCGGGGCTTTACCATCGCCTGCTATATGCCCGCCGCGCCCTCCCCGAATCGACGCTCAACCGCATCACAGCATAATGATCGACCGCCGCAAACTTAGCGTCCGCGACATGACGAATCTGCGCCGACAGGTTGCCTTAGAGGGCAGCGATCCCTCACGGATTACGTGGCTCGGTCGCCAAGACATTGGCAAAAATCCCGCCACGGGCGAGATGTGGAGCGCGTACGTTGGCACGAGCTTGTCCGAAGACTCTCTCAACAAAATCACCGAGTAGTATGCCATACCAAGAATACGCCCTCCGCGCCCCATCGGTACAAGCCGCAATAGACTCCGCGAAGCCTGCCTTGCAGGACGCGGGCCTCGACCCCTACGATCTCGACGTGCTTTCGCAGACCGAAGACGGCGACACGCTAGGCCGCGTTGTGGACGTAGTAGAGCCAGGGCGCTGGTACATTACCGATCCGACGCTGGACGAGGACGGGAACCAGACCGATCCCGGCGTGAAAGGCGACTACGCCCTCATCAACGTGCGGACGCGACAGCCTGAGTTACAGCAGTTCATCGAGCAGTTCAGCGCCGAAGATCCCGCTACGCAGCCGAAGGACGTGCCCGACAGCGAGA